TCAGGGTTTCCTTTGGCTCTTTCTAAAAACTTAACTAGGTCGTCAACTCTTTTATATAATTCTTTTGGCTTAACCTCGTAGCTAACATCCCAACTAACTTTACCAGTCTGAGGATCTTGACTAACTAGTTTAGTCTCTGGTTCAGGGATTGATCCTGGTCCTTCTGCCTCATTCTTCTTACCAAATCTTTTTTCGTAAGCAGAAGTAGCGGTACTCTTCTTAGTCTTATACTTCTTGGTCTTTGCTTTATCAGCATAATCAGCTTCCCATTTGCCATAAGCAGAAGGGTCATCTGACTTTAACTTTTTAACTCTGTCGATCTCTTTCTTCATTGCCGCTGCATCTTTTGTCAAGTAAGCAGGGTTGATTTTGCCTTTCTTTTTCTTCTTGGCTTCACTTACTCTAACACAGTTAGGAACCATTCTATCACCTTTCTTCTTCATGCCTTGTTGTTCATATCCGTCCCAACAAGCTTCTTGAAGCATTTCGGTTAGTATGTTAGTAAGTTTGATCACAGCTTCGTTATTTTTACTTTTAGTGGGCCTGTACCTTTAATGGCACGGTGCCACGTATACCTAGGAATAAATATCGGCTTGTCGATTAAAGTAGGTAGCTGATTGTCTAGCTGAAACTTCCAGTCCGTTGGTTCAACTGGTTCAATAATACGATCTTCTTGATCACGATGCCACATTAACTCAACAGGGTCAATGTTTTCGTCAAAGTGTCTTACAACAATATTACTTTCTTTTTTTATTTCCTGGTATGGCCTCATTGATATCATAATAAAAACAGTCAGAATCTTCACTTACCCATCTGTCAGATATTGATTCTACATTGAGTAGTTCAGTGTCTACCTTGATCATTTTAGGGTCAACTGGGAAGTCTTTTGTTATCCAGTTAGAATCCTTCCAGAATATCCTATTGTTAGGCTGACAAAGTAAGTAGCCTTCGTCTGCTACTAGAATATGACCACATTTGTAGTCTGATGGCTCATTTGAATAAGGGTTATTCTGCCAGTCTACTGTGAACATATATGTAGCCCAAACATAAGACTTGTCTCTTAATAGTACTCTACACCTTTTGTCTTTCAAGAAGTCGAACTTGATTACACTAGCATCTGATCCAAAACAATCCCAGAGCTGTTTGTAGTAATATGGTACGTCTTCTTTTGGCTCTTTGAGGTAGATCTCAGAGATAGGAACACGAGACCTTAACATGCCATAATCAGTCATAACATGAAACGTCAATATCTTGGAGTCAACAGACTGTATACCAAACGCATAACACTTGTGAAATATAGAATGGTGTTTTACGTCTTTAGTAAAATAAGACTGTCTTACCAAGCACTTGAAAGACTCTATATTGTAGTTAAGCATTTAAAGTTATTTCTACCAAAAGCCAGAAAAATTACTCTTAAGTCCTAAGAGCTTAGCATATCTTGGTAGGCGGCAAGACCAGTATTTTGGAGTTGTCTTGTCTTTAGCTTGTGAGCATTTGTGTCTAGCGGCAAAACTTCTCCTAGCTTCTGGGTTATTGATCTTAGCAGACAATCCAGATGTATCACCAAATGATACTTTCTTTATGCCACCACCAGGTTTACGTACATAAACGTAGAACTTCTTTGAACCACCACGCTTAGGCTTATTTAATTCAGGCTGTTTCTTCTTTGCTTTCTTTTTTACTTCTAATAAGAAGTCAACTGTCATTGGAAAGTCAAGTGGAACTTTCACACCATTATAGATGCCAGTTAGTCCTAGATCAGTTTCACTGAAATATACTTCATCTTGTTCAGATAGTTGTAGTTTACCAGAATCATACAAAGCACGAGCCTCTTCAAACAAAGCTAAAAAGTTTGTTGACTGAGGACGATAGATAGATTCATTAAGATCAATCTTATTTTGTAAATGGTAATTAAGACCTTCTGATATTAGAAGTCTGTTTGCAGTTTCATGAAGTTGTATACCTCTTGAGCAACACTCTTCTAGACCTGCTTTAGTTAGTTTGTCGTAATATTTAGGATCTTCTTTGATGTGATCCATGGCTATCTTCAAAGCCATTTTAGGATCATCAGTATGTTCCATTTCGACTTCGATGCCTTTCTTTATTTGCTTAAGTAAGGCCTTATCCATTACTATAATGTTTTAGCTTTTGCTTCTCCCTGTTTAAACAAGCGAGTTATTTTATCTATAGCTTCTTCAGTGGTATTTTTAGATAAATCTAAAGATGTTGTACGGATTACAGTCTTCATTGAGCTTGTATCTATTTTCTTTTTTATCATTCCAAAGAATTTTTTTTCTTCTTCTTCTGCTGTTACGCGAATATACATTTCAACTAATATAACACTATAATCTTTTGAAAACTTTCCAAAATCAGCACCAGGTCCTATTAATTTTCCAAAAGGAAAAACTTCAGCAACTAGTTCTCTATTTTCATCCATCAGTTTTTCATATCTCATCGGGGCTGGTTCATCTTCATCATCATCGGATTCTTTTTTATATCCCATAGCTTCCATAGCAGATGTTAATTCGTCTTTTATGGTCATATAAGTAGTTGCTTCAGTTAAAATTCCAGCTAACTGTTGCATTCTTTTTACTTCGTTAAGTTGTTGTTTCATTATTGCAAGAATTTAAGCTTATACTTAGTAGACTCAATAAGGTCAACTACAGTATCAACTTGGTTTTGTATATAAGAATCTTGAGGGATCTGCTTTCTAACAGTCTCTACAAACTTAGATAGACCATCAAAATATAGTCTAGCGTTGTTGTCTTCACGAATAGTGTCAGCCATTTTATAGCCAGTAATAATACCGTAGCGGCCTTGTATACCTTCTGCTATTACGTCGATTAGAGGAACAATCCCTTCATAATAGGCTTGAAGTGCTAAGTGAGCAGCGTGTGAACCCATGCCTTGCACCTGAAGGTGGTAGATGTGAGCCTGATTACGAGACTGCATTAATGTACCTAAGAATAGTCCTGTAGCTTCCATTACTTATCTTTTTTCTCTTCGTCTTTTTTAATCTCTTTTTTGCTCTTCTCGATCTTTTCCATCTTAGTCATAAGATCATCGATCTGTGTAGCAATCTTAGCGATATGCTCTTTATGCTTAGAAGCTTGTTTAGGATCTTCTTTAGCCATATCCATGTGCTCTTTTCTTTTCTTCTCTAGGTGGTCGATAGCCTTTTTAAGCTTGTCACCAACCTTTCCTTTCTTTTCTTCAAGCTGGAAAGCTTCGTCCATACATCTTTTGTAGGCTTCTGCAGCAATTTCTTGTGCTTGAGTTGCATCTACAGCTACGCTATGAACATCTTCCATACCAATATTAAGAGGCTGAATTCCTTCTAGTGGATTAATCTTCATTACAAGATCACCCTCTTTCATAGTTGTATTAGGCTTACGAACCACATACATTTCAGGAATTTGTAGTCCTTCTTCTTTCTTTGCTTTCTTAGGAAGACCTTTATGCTTAGTAGCAGCAAAATCCTTTACATCAGACTTTTTCATTGTCTTAGCCATCTCTCTTGCTTTGGCAGATGCTTGTCCTGGTTTAACAGTTCCTTTTTGAAGAGCATGAACAAGGCCCATCAATTTTTGCTGCTGTTTAGAAGTTGCTGGCATATACTCTAACGATTTACTAATAAATATCAACCTTCTTCCATTCTTGGATCTTCTTCTTGATCTCCTCATAGGCCTTGGTTTTGTCTCCACCAGACCAGTTTTCTATATCTCCTTGTTCAGAAACAAAGGTATCTTTCTCTTCAAGCCAAGAATCTAAGGCTCTTTCAAAGTCTTCTAGACTGGCATTCTTGTTAGAGTTAAGTATATTCTTTTCGTAGTCTTCGTACTTACCTTCTGCTTTTAGCTTAGTCTCCATTTCAACTACACAGCCTAGACACATTTTGTGAATGGCATACATCTTCTTGGTAATGTCATCAGACTTCATTGGCTTCTTACAACAAGGGCAAGTTAAAGGAAGGCTAATAAGATGCTTGAATTTGTCTAATTTTGTAATAGACTGTTTAACACCATTTTTGATGGTCCAGTTCTTTCCATCTTCTTCCCAAACATCACCTTCTTTATAGTCTTGCTGTTTTCTTTCGTATCCTGCTTGAACTTGTGTTCTATCACCAGACTTACCGGTGATTAGGTTACGCATTCTTTGTACATCACGCTTCGAAAACTCTTTCTTGAGTGTTGACTCATTAGGGATCATATAACTTATTTATGCTTTAATTACAATTTCATATTCACTTAAATACGGTCCAGAATCTTCCCAATCTTTGAATGCAATAGCTGGAACTGCTATAACATCTTTGTACGTTATTTCACGAGTAGATATTTTTTTCCAACCGTATTGATTAAAATCGTCAGCTATCCTTTTACTAATAGTATATGATTTTAAACCAAAACCAGGGCTATCTTTTTCATACGCTCTGTATACATTGAATGGCTCAGTTCCTACTAGACTCTTAATAAACTCTTGAGAAACGCCAGTTATATTAGGAGCATTATAAATATACCTTCTAGCGTCTCTTCTAGGTACAAGTTCTGGATCTATTAGATCAGCAGGATTGTCTAAATTAACAGTCCAGCTACGGAGTGCTATAACATCTTTAGGAGAAAGTTTGTCGAAAAACTGTTCAGCCTTCTTATTAAAACCAGTACGTGAAATAGTTATATCTTTAGCTTCTATTAATCTAAACTTATCTAGTATTGCACTTACTTGATCATATGATTTGTACATGATAGCAATACCACCAATCTCTTTCCATGGAGCAAGGTTTGGATAGTAGTCGTCTATCAACATTGAGTTTCTAATCTCTTGAGGCGTTTTATCCTTGATTGCTTCAAACTTCTTTCCAGTATTAGCAAACATAATATCTTGTGGCTGTGGGTTCAGGTTCTCTTTGATCCACTGTAACTTACCCTCTCTAGCATGAATGAACTTGCCTGGACTAGTTAGTATCTTTGGGTTATACTTCGATATCTTGTTCCACAATTGTTGACCTCCTTTTAACCATGGCATTTTAGACCAGTACGTAACTCCTACTTTATCGACGGCTTCTTCCATAGCCTTTTGACCTTTCTCGTTAGCGTATTCTCTAGGTGGTACACCGTAGAAGTGTTCAAACCTACTGTCGAAGTCGCATAACACACCGTCCATATCACAATAGATTTGAATACGTCCAGACTTTTCTGCCTCATATATTTGTTTTAGTGAAGGAA